TTTGGTGGTATTTTAAAAACAGACGATGCAACCGAAGCAACTTCTACAACTGATGGATCACTACAAACTGATGGTGGTTTATCTGTAGTTAAAGATGCAATATTTGGAGATGATATAACACTTATTAGTGATGCTGCTGTACTTAAATTTGGCGCTAATGCAGAAGTCACTTTAACTCACGTTCACAATGATGGTTTATTACTTAATGCTGATATGCAACTTCAGTTTAGAGATTCTGCTATTAACATTAGATCAGATGCTGATGGTGACTTAGATATTAATGCTGATGATGAACTTGAACTTAACTCAACTTTAATAGATGTTAATGGTAATGTTGAAATTAGTGGAACACTTGCTCAAGCAGGAATTGCAACATTTGCCGTAGCAGCTAATGTTACTCAAACAGCACTTACTTCATCATCAAATGCGGTAGCTTGGGATGCTTCTGCTAAACCAAATGCTGTTCATGTAACAACAGAAAACACTACTTTCTCTGCTCCAAGTAACGCAGTAGAAGGTGCTTTTATTGTTCTTGAAATTAATTACAATGGCTCACACACAATTGCTTTTAATACAGTATTTGAGTTTGCGGCATCAACAGCTCCGACAACAACAGATACAGATGGTAAAACAGATATTTTAGTATTTAGATACAACGGTGCTGTATGGCAAGAAGTAGGTAGAACATTAAATTTAAGTGAGAGTTAGGATATAATATGTACGCAATAATAACAGACGGATCAATATCAAAATATGTTAATCACCCTAAACCTTTGGTTATAGGGGATGTTCAATACCCAGCTAAAATATTTTCTGTATGGACTGCAAGTGAATTAGCAGCCATTGGAATTATAGAAGTTACTTTTGATAACAGTAATAAAAAAGATGAAAAGTGGTACATTAATACTAATCAAACTTTTACTTACGATGCATCTGCTGGAACAGTAACTGCAGCTTACGGAACAGCTACAGCTAAAGCTCATGCAGATACTTTGTTTACAGCGCAAAACGAAACAGATGGTTTAGGTGTTGAAGGAGAAGTTGCTACTAGAGGATTAAAATATAATTTAATACAAAACATTAAAACCCAAGCTGAAAATTTATTAAATAAAACTGATTGGTACATAACACGTAAGACAGAAAAAAATACAGCTATCCCTAGTAATATTACAACATGGAGAGATGGTATTAGAACTAAACAAGCAGCAATGGAAACATTAATTACTAACGCAAATGATACTCCAGCCCTTGAGACTTTATACACATATGTAAACACAGCAGATGAAGGAGACCCTAAAGTTTACGAAAGACCATTAGGAGAGTTCCCAGAATTAGGATCTTAATATGCCTTTAATACTTGGAACCAATTCTATAAAAGACACAGGCTATAGTGTTGCTAACTCATGTAGGTTTGATAGTGCAACTGATGCACACATGCACATTACATATGGAACTGCTGGTAATCAAAAAAAATGGAGTTGGAGTGGTTGGATCAAAAGAGGAACTAATTTTACCACTCATCAAAATCTTTTTGCTGTAGGAACTGCAAATAATAATTTTACATTTCTTCAATTTAATACATCTAGTAATATTGTTTGGTATCAAGCAACATCTGGAGGAACAACATCTTATTTAGAAACCGATGCAATTTATAGAGATCCCGGAGCCTGGATACATGTTTTGCTTTCAATAGACACAACATTAAGTACGGCAAATAATCGAAATAGATTGTGGGTTAATGGGACAGAAGTAACTAGTTTTACATATAGAACTAATTATGATCAAAATCATGATGGAGGCATTAACGATGATGTAAAACATTATTTAGGCGGAACTACCACTGGTATAAGTGATGCAGAATGGGATGGTTATATGGCAGAAGTAGTTTTTCAAGACGGAGTTGCACACACGGGTGCAGGAGATTTTGGAGAGTTTGATAGTGATAGTCCTAACATTTGGAAACCAAAAGATGTATCTGGTTTAACCTTTGGTTCAAATGGATTTTATTTAGATTTTGAAGATAGCTCAGCTTTAGGAAATGATATATCTGGAAATAATAATGATCTTACAGTTAGTAACATTGCAGCAACAGATCAAGCAAATGATAGCTGTACTAATAACTATGCAACAATGAATCCATTAGATTACGGTAGAGCAAGTGATTTAGTAGTTTCACATGGTAATTTAGATGTTGCTACAGGAGGAACAGCTAGAGGATTGGCAAGATCAACAATAGGTGTATCGTCTGGTAAATGGTATTGGGAAGTTAACCCTGATAGTGCGAGCGGTGGTAATGCTTTAATTGGAGTTTCAGCAGCTTATAATGATTATTCTAGAACTGCTGATAATGAATTAGGATCATTACCATATGAATATGCTTTTTATCAAGATGATGGAAAAGTTTATAATAATGATACAGGTGCAAGCTATGGTAGCTCTTATTCAAATGGAAATATTATAGGAGTTTATTTAGATTTGGATAATAATAAAATATATTTTTCAGTTAATGGTTCACTTCAAAATAGTGGTACGGGTATAGATGTAACAGATCCAGCTAGTACAAGTGAAGGTTTTTATTTTTTCTGTGTTGGTGATGATAATGCTTATGCTGAAAGAAGATTTGAACTTAATTTTGGAAACCCAATTAGTGCTCTTTCATCAGCTGTGTCAGATGATAATGGACACGGATCGTTTGAATATTCTCCCAATATAACTGGAGATAGTGCAGCAAAAAAATTTTATACTATTAACACAAAAAACCTAGCGGAGTTTGGATAATGGCTTATACAACTATAGACGATCCAACTTTATTTTTTAATACGGTGCTTTATGTAGGAACAGAATCATCAGGAAAAACTGTAACAGGAGTTGGATTTCAACCAGATTGGGTCTGGTTAAAAAATAGAACAGATTCTACTAACCACAATCTTTACGATTCTGTAAGAGGTGGTAATGGAACAAGTCATTATTTTTTAAAATCAAATGTAACTGCTGCTGAAGGCACAAACACATCTTCTTTATTAACAATAGATAGTGATGGATTTACATTAGGAGATGGTAATGAAACAAATGGAAATAGTGATAATATTGTATCATGGAATTGGAAAGCGGGAACATCATTTAGTAATGACGCAAGTGCAACAAGTGTTGGATCTATTGATAGCACAGGAAGTATAACTACTACTGCTGGGTTTAGTATAATTTCATGGACAGGTACAGGCAGTGCTGGAACAATAGCACATGGACTCGGGGCTGCACCAGAAATGTATTGGGTTAAAAATAGAGATAAATCTTCTCAGTTTGCTGTTTTTCATAAAGATACAGGTAACACACATTATTTAGCTCTTAATGATACTGATGCAAGTGCAAATTATGATGGTTATTGGAATGATACAAGCCCTACTTCTACAGTTTTTTCAGTAGGATCAGATGGTGATGTTTCTGGTGCTTCTAATGAAAAAGTTATTTCGTACTGTTTTCGTAGTATTAAAGGTTATTCGAAAATTGGATCATACACAGGAAACGGAAATGCTAATGGCCCATTTGTTTATCTTGGCTTTAAGCCAGCTTGGCTTTTAATTAGAAATAAAAATTCTGCAAGTGAAAATTGGGCTATTTATGATAATAAAAGAGATTCATTTAATACAGTTTTTAATGCATCATTTCCAAATAGACCTAATGCAGATGGAACAAACGCAACTCAAAATCTTGATTTTTTAAGTAATGGATTTAAATGTAAATCAGCAGAGGGAAGATTTAATGCAAGTGGAAACACAATGATATTTATGGCTTTTGCAGAATCACCATTTGTAAATTCAAAAGGTATTCCAAATAATGGAAGGTAAAATATTATGTTACAAAAAGTAAAATTTGCACCAGGATTTAATAAACAAGTTACCTCAACCGGTGGTGAAAGCGAATGGGTTAATGGTGACAATGTTCGTTTTAGATATGGCACACCTGAAAAAATAGGTGGTTGGTCACAATTAGGATCTGTTCAGATAACAGGTAGAGCAACAGCTATTCATCACTTCGTAAATACATCAGGTATTAAGTATGCAGTATTAGGCACAAACAGAATTTTATATGCATATTCTGGTGGTATATTTTATGACATACACCCTATTAAAGCTACAACAACTTTAACAAGTGCATTTTCTACAACTAATGGATCAAACGTTGTAACTTTAACTTTTGCATCTGCACACAATATAAACAAGTTTGATATTATATTATTAGATAATTTTACCTCTATTACTAACTCTGATTTTGCATCTGGTGATTTTACTGATAATAAGTTTATGGTAACTTCAATACCAACAGATACAACTCTTACAATACAAATGGAGTCTAACGAGTCTGGATCTGGTGCAACAACATCAGGTGGTATTAGAGTACAACATTATTATCCTGTAGGACCTGCAGTTGAGGTTGCCTCTACAGGTTGGGGCCTTGGATCATGGGGCGGGCAACAAACAGGTCAGTTTACATCTACACTGTCCTCATCAATAAATACAAGTGTAACATCATTGAGTATGGCAAGCACAACATCCTTTCCATCATCAGGAACTGTTATTATTGGATCAGAATTAATTACTTATACAGGCAATAGTGGAGGCACACTAACTGGGTTAACGAGAGGTGCAAATGGTACAACGGCTGCATCTCATTCATCAGGTGCAACAGTTACTGATGCATCAAACTTTTTTGCATGGAATGCTGCAGCATCAGGAGATATTGTTACAGCACCAGGACTTTGGTCACTAGATAATTTTGGTAATAAGTTAATTGCAACTATTAATGGCGGTGAAAGTTTTGAATGGGACTCAAACCCTATTGGTGCAAATAATACAAGAGCAACTATTATAACAGGTGCACCAACTGCATCTGCATTTAGTTTAGTATCTACACCAGATAGGCATTTAATATTTTTTGGAACAGAAACAACTATTGGAACTAAATCTACACAAGATCCAATGTTTGTAAGATTCTCTTCTCAAGAGGATATTAATACTTATGCACCAAGTGCAACAAACACTGCAGGTACACAAAGACTTGCAGATGGATCTAAAATTGTTGGAGCTATCAGAGGTAGAGATGCAATCTACGTTTGGACTGATACAGCTTTGTTTACTATGAGATTTGTTGGTCCACCATTTACATTCTCATTTCAACAGGTTGGTACAAACTGTGGATTAATTGGACAGAACGCAGCTGTTGAGGTTGATGGTACTGCATACTGGATGTCAGAAAATGGTTTCTTTAGATACACAGGTAGACTAGAATCATTACCATGTTTAGTTGAGGATCATGTCTTTGATGATATTAACACAATACCTAAACAACATATCAATGCAGGTTTAAATAACTTGTTTGGTGAAGTCGTTTGGTTCTATCCAAACTCTGGATCGGGAACTGTAAATAGAATGGTAACTTACAATTACCTAGACTCAAGTGCCGAGCGACCAGTATGGACTACAGGAACATTAGCTAGAACAGCATGGCAAGACTCTGCTGTGTTTGGTAAACCACATGCAACAGAATATGACTCTAGTGCAGAAACATCTGACAGTGATGTTAATTATGTTCACGGTAACACCGATGGTGCAACAACATATTATGAACATGAAACAGGATTAAATCAAGTTAAATTAGGTCAAACAACAGCAATAGCTGCTAATATAGAATCTGGTAATTTTGATATTGGTTCACAAGGTTTAAATGGTGATGGTGAATTTATGATGAAAATAAGAAGAGTGATACCAGATTTTCTTGCACAGACAGGTGATGCAAGAGTTACATTAAATTTAAGAGATTTTCCAAATGACACTGCAGCTAGTTCTACATTAGGTCCATTTACAATAACAAGTGGTACACAAAAAATAGATACCCGTGCAAGAGCTAGAGAGATATCTTTAAAAATAGAAAATACTAGCACGAGTCAATTTTGGAAACTAGGTACATTTAGAATAGACTACCAACCAGACGGGAGAAGATAATGGCAAAGATAGTACAATCATTAACACAGCCACCAAGAGAATACGATCAAATAACATTTTTATCTTTAGTTAGAGATCTAAATGGTTTAATAGAAAAATTAAACACAACATTTCAAGAGGAGAAAACAGAAGATAATGATGCAGTTATTTTCTTTTTAGGATCATAATGGCTAATATTTTTGTAAATAAAAAAGTAGATTTAACTACAACTAATGCTACCACGCTATATACAGTGCCTTCAGCAACAACTGCTATAGTAAAATCTATATTAGTAAGCGACGATAGTGGTAGTGGATCTACCATAACTATACAAATAGTAACATCTTTAGAAGCCACATTTAGTGTTGCACACGTAAAGACAATATCAGCCAACACGCCAACAGAAATATTAACAAACCCATTAATCGTTGAAACAGGAGAGATAGTAAAAGTGACAGCGGGTAATGCAAATAGGCTCCATGTGATCCTATCGGCTATGCAAGTAACACCTAGAACTGTTACAACATAGTCTTGATTTACTTGTTAAAAACGAGTATTAATGTAAATTCAGGTGCAATCCCTGCCTAAATAATATAATAAAACAATTGACATATATATGATTAACAGAGGAAAAATGCCTAGACAGTTACGTGCATCTGGTGGAATAACTAACGTTGTTCCAAGAACAAATTATTTTTTAGGTGGTATCAAAAGAAGATTAAGAAAACTTATACCTAATGAGTTAGCAAGTATCGCTGTTAAAGCAGCTCCTTTTGTTGCGCCATTCAATCCAGCTGTTGCAGCAGCTATGGCAGGTATAGGTGGTTTTGACCAAACTGGTAGAATAGGTTCTTCTTTAAAATCTGCAGCACTAACTTATGGTGGTGGACAATTCGCTAGACAACTAGGTGGAGCAGACTTACAAGGTAATCCGTTTTCATCAACTGGAGGATTTGATAGTGGACCAGGAGCATTTAGAGGCGGACTTGAAGGATTAAAATCTGGTTTTAGTTCACCAGTAAGTTCAGGTAACATGGGTAAAATTTTTGGTAAAAAAACTGTTGAAGGTATTCCTGATGCAATAAGTGGTGGAGGAACTGAAGGTCTACTTGGTAAATTAGGTTTAACTAAAGGTGGAGGTTCTTTAAAATTAACAGGGCTTGGTAAAATATCAGCTGGAGCTTTAGCTAGTTATTTTGTTGGAAAAGGTGCTACTCCAGAAGAAGCAAAAGATTTAACCGGTGATGTATATAGAGGTGAAGGTATTGGCTTTGATCAAATAAGAGCAGATTTAGAAAAATATAAAAGTGGTGAATTTAGTCAAAAACAAATGTTTGACAAGAACTATAGATTTCTAACACCTAGAAAATTTATTGCAGCAGAGGGTGGATCACCAAATATGAAAATGGCAGAAATACCTAAAGGTCTTACAATGGAAAAAGCTGTGAGAACTTTTGAATTAAGTAATGGTCGCAAACCAAAAAATATGCAAGAAGTAATAGAATTTTTTAAAAATAGAAAGTTATCGGCAATGGGTGGAATCATGAACATGCCAACAGGTAAGATGAGAAAAAATAGTGCTGGTGTTATGGAACGAGACTACAGAGAAGAAGGTGGTTTTGTACCAGTAGGTGTAAAAGAAAAAGCAGATGATGTACCAGCTATGTTATCTAAAAACGAATTTGTAATGACGGCTGACGCGGTTCGAGGAGCGGGCAACGGAAGTATTGATAAAGGAGCACAAAAAATGTATAACACAATGAAAAGATTAGAAGGAATGGTAAAATAATGGCTGTATCAACAACAAGAACATTACCCGCACAATTTATAGAAGATTTAGGTAGAGACTATGGAAAACAGATTGCAGCACTAACATCACTACCTGTTGATACAACTAAGTTTGCACCACAAGTTGCAGCGCAAGATGCTTTACAAACAGCGGCTTATCAACAAGCAACTGATCCTACTAAAGGTCTTGGATCTTTTCAACCGTTCTTAACTAAAGCAGGAACTGCAGCAGATGCTGCTACAGGACTAACAGGAACAGGTGCAGGCACAGGAGTTGGTTCTATTCAATCTTACATGTCACCTTATCAATCAGATGTAATTGATACAACATTATCAGAGTTTGATAGACAAACACAGGTTGCAAAAAACAAACAAGCAGCACAAACATTAGGAATACCAGGTGCGTTTGGTGGTGGTCGTGAGGGTGTATTACAAGCAGAATTTTTATCTAATCAGGCTAGAAACAGAGCGGCTACACAGGCTAACTTATTACAACAAGGATTTCAACAAGCACAACAAGCAAGACAAAGAGATTTACAAAACCAATTGGCTATTTCTCAACAACAAGCAAATTTGGGTGGTGGTATGCAGAATTTAGCGCAACAACAAATATCTGGTTTAGGAAGATTAGGTGGTATACAACAAGCACAAAATCAAGCCATACTAGATGCACAAAGACAGACAGCGCAAACACAGGCATATGAACCGTATCAAAGATTAGGCACTTATGGTAGTGGAGTTGCACAATTAATTTCAGGGTACCCTGGACAATCACAAATAACACAAACACCAAATGCTAGTCCATTACAAACTGCACTAGGTTTAGGAACAGGTATTGCAGGTATCTATGGAGGACTAACTGGTAAAAATCCTTTTGCTGCTGTGGGCAAGGCTTTTGGATTTTAATCATGACTAGAACTTTAACAAGACCAATGTTTAGAAAAGGTGGTGAAGTAAAAAGATCTAACTACATGGGTGGAGGTATTAAAGCTGTAAGACCTAGATATATGGGTGGTGGTATGACTGGTATTATGTCAGGTATTACACCTGATGCAGGACTAACACCTAGAACTGGTTTTCAAACAGGAGAAAGTTTTGCACAAATACAAGAAAAAAATAAAATTAAACAAGAGATACGAAACAAATCTCCTTTTTTAACTCCACAACAAATTGATGATGAATATAATAAATATGTTAAATTATTAGAAGACCAAATAGGAATGACAATGGGAAGTGATGAAGGAGGCCCTGGAACTTTTTTAGAAGGAGAACAAGTAGATTTAGGAACAGCTAGATCTGAAGAAGGTAAAAAAGCATTTATAGCAGATCTTACTGCTAAAGAAAAAGCTAAAGAACAAAAATTAATTAGTGAAGGTATTATACCCTCTGATAAATCTGTTTTTAAAGATAAAGACAGTGAACTAGATGATGTAGATACGTTAGATACAAAAGATACAGTTGAAACTACAAAAGATAAATTTAGAAGAATATTTGATGAATACTTACCTGTTATTGAAGAACAATTAAAACCAGATGAAGATGCTGCTAGAAGAGATAGGTATTTAGCTTTAGCAAAATTTGGTGCAGGATTAATTGCTCAACCAGGCGGAGATTTAGTTGGAGCTATTGGTAAAGCAGCAGAAAAACCAATTAGTGATTTAAGTAAAATTTCAGCTCAACAAAGAAAAGAAATGCAAACTCCTAAAATGTTAGCTCTACAAGCAGCTCTAAGTCAAATGGATAATAAGGGAAAAACAGCTACTGAAATAGGTATAGATGCACAAAGAATTGATAATATTGCAAAAGACATATCTGGTAGATCAGAATTAGGTTATGAAACTGCCTATGGTGTAGCTGAAAAGTTAGATAAATTAAGAAGAGAAGGTTCACCATTAGCAGGTAAGTTTACTTCACAATACCCCAAAGATCCTAAAAAAGTTGCTAAAATAAAAGAAGCTAAATATTTTTATACAACAGATGGTGCTTTAAAAGTTGTTGAAAATGGTTTAACTTATTCGGTTAGCGAGTGGGAACAAGAATTAAAAAAAAGAAAAAAAACAAAGAAAGCGTAGGAGGGTAAATGCCGCAAACGGTTGATGAAGTTTTTGCCTCTTCCAAAACAACAGATGATGATGTTGGATTTTTTGAATCTGCGTTAGCAGGAGTTGCTACAGGTTTATGGAATATACCTAAAGGTTTTGTGTCACTTGGCGCAGAAATTTTTGATTTAATTGGAGATACAGATAAAGCTAAAGAAATTGAAGAATGGTTTGATAATGTTAATCCATTTGATGATGAGGCAGAAGCTCGAACTGTTGGTAAAGTTTTTCAGGCATTAGCTCAAATAGGGCCGGTTGCTTTAGGAGGTGGAGCTTTAGGTATTAGAGCAGGTAAAAGTTTAGCAAGTAAATTAGCTAAAAGAGCAGTGCAAGCAAAACAAACAGATAAATATTTTAATTTAGCTAAAATTGGCGAAAAAATAATTGGACCTAGGACAGGAGCAATTGTTGGAGGTGGTGTTGGTGAAGCACTTGTTGCTGATGAAGATATTGGAACTTTTGCAGACATGGCTAGAGGTACATCTTTAGAACCTTTTGCAATTACTATGATGGATAAAAGTGTAGACAAAACAGGTAGAGATGAAGCAGGTAGAAGATTATTAAATAGATTAAAATTTGGTACTGAGGGAATATTTTTTAATGCAGCTATTGCAGGAGTGGGTTCGGGAGTTGGTAAATTACAAAGACCTACAGGTAAGTACGTTAGAAAAATTGCTGGTAATGAAGGGCAAAAAATAGGAGAAATATTAACAGAATCTCAAGTAAAAGATCAAAGCATATCTTCTGAAATTTTAAAAAAAGAATTTGATTTTGTAGACACCGGATTAGACGAATACGGGGAAGGCATGAGAGGACTACTACAAAAATATGGTTTAAACTTAAGAAAATTTGGAACTTCTACCGAAGATGCTTTTACATTAAAAAGAGGAGCAGCAGCGGATACACTAGTAACTGATGAAATAGCATCGAATGTTGCTAAAAGATTTAAACAGGATTTGAAAGAAACTTTTTCTTTTATTGAAAAAGATTATTTATCTAACTCTGGTTTAAGTAAAGTTGCTAAAGAAGAACAGTTTTTTGATAGAGTTAGAAAAATACTAGAACCTTCAGAGGGGGGAGAAAGTTTATTAAAAGCAGAAAGTAAAGAAGAAGTATTAAATTTATTTGATAAAGGTAAAAGAAGGGCTTTTAAAAAAAGCGATTATCAATTTACTGAAGATTTAAAAAAACTAAGAGAAGAAATTAAAGCTGTAAAAGGTAATCCAGATAGAATAACTAATTCTATTTTAAAAGTAAGAAGAGATATTGATAATATGAATATTATGACTTTAGGAGAAATACTTCCAGATGAATTAGCAAAAACAGTAAGAACAAATATTGGAGGGTATCTTACAACAGAATATAAAATTTTTAATAGAGGCAACCCATTAAAAAAATATTCAGTGACTGGAGAGCAAATACAAAAAGCTAAAAATCTTTTTAGAGAACAAGCTGAAAATAATTATAGAATTGAAAATAATTTAAAACTTACAGAAAAAGTTCCTGAAGGTATAACTAATAGAGCTTCTGAAGAAGCTGAAAAACAAATAAATTCTTTTTTAAAATCAAGATCAATTGATGAAGTAGATATTGCAAGTAAAGAATTTAAAAATGGTGCTTCGACAGTTATGACTAAACCATCTCCTAAAGATATAAAAGCAACTCAAATACAATTAGAGTTTAAATCAAAAAGACCTGTTGATTTAAAAGTTGCTAAAGAAATTGAAGGTATTCAACTTTCAACAAACGCTTTAAAAGAAAAAGTATTAGATCCTTGGCAAAGAGAATTAGCTGGTGTTATTAAAGATCCCTCTTACACTTTTTACGCTACGCAAATGAAACTTGCTAATTTAAATAATACTATGAAATATTTAAGACAATTAGATTCATTAGGATCCGGACAACAATATTTAAAACAAATAGAATTTTTACAACAAAGTAAATTAGTTCCTAATTTATCTTCACAAGAACTTAAATCAATTGATGATCAAATTGCTTTATTAGCAGGTAAAAAAAAAGCTAGTCAATTTGTATATAGTAAAAAAGAATTAATAGATGAATTTGGAGAAAGTGCAGTTTCTGATCCTAGATTTAAACAATATGAATCACCACAGATATATAATAAACAAGCAGGTGAAAATTTAACTTTAACACCATTAGATGGAAAATATATACGAAAAACAATATATGATCCTGCTTTTGATGTTACTTCTAATATTTTAAATAGAAGTGACATAGGAACGGCATATAAATTAGGTATTCTTTTACCAAAAGCAGCTTCACAAGTTGCTAAAACTATTTTATCCCCTGTAACACACATACGTAATTTTATTAGTGCAGGTGCGTTTGCTGGTGCAAATGGAATATTTTTTCCTAGTTATGGAAATATTTCTGCATTAGCGCCACAACTTTTAGGAGGCAAAGGATTGGTGGGTCAAGCATATGGTACAAGTATAAAAGGAACTTTTGGTGGAAATGTTTCTGCTCCATACGCAATGTTAAGAAGAAGAATGCAAAGGGTAGATGTATTATCAAGTGCAATAGCTCCAAGAGAAACAGAACAATTATTAAAAGATGTTTTTAATAATCCAAGTTTAGCAGATAAAAAATCATATCAAGCAATGGATACTTCTTTAAATAAAAGTATATCGGGAGTTAAAACTGCATATAGTAAGGCACAAGAACTATACATGAAAGAAGATGATTTTTGGAAAAGTTTAACTTGGGGGGTTGAAAGAGGAAGATATAATAAAGTTTTAGACGGATTAAAAATAGATAAAAATAATTATAAAAAAATACTTACAGCTCCTGAAATGAGATTATCTGGAGTAGATGCTATAAATCCTCAATTTACCGCTCTTGCAAAAGAATTAAATATGAATCCAGATATTTTAAATAATTCTGCTAAATTTTTTAGAAAAATAGCTAAAAGACAAGATATAGTTAATGAATCTTTTGAAGGATTTTTAGATGAAATAGGTGGTAGTTTAGTTCGTAATCTTGTTCCTAATTATAACTATATTGGTAGAACAGGTAAGGCATTAAGACAAACGCCTTTTGGAAATTTTATTGCATTTCCATTAGAAATTATGAGAACAGGTAATAATATAATGGCACAAGCTATTGACGAAATTACTAGTGGTGTTCCTGCAATTAAAAATATTGGTTTACAAAGATTGTTTGGGTTTGGATCTACTGTTTTAGGATTACCTAAAGGTTTAACTGAATATTACAAAGCAAAAAATAATGTTAGCGAAAAAGAACTTACTGCTCTTAAAAAATTTGTTCCAGAATGGTCTAAAAATTCTACTTTATTACCTGTTAGTAGAGATGAAAATGGATATTTAAAATATGTAGATTTTAGTTATACAAATGCATATGATGCTTTAACTAGGCCTTTTAGAGCAGTTGTAAATAGAATAGGAGATACTGCTGAAACTAATGCTTCATTAGCTAAAGCTTTAGGAGAAGGTATGTTAGAGGGCACTGCAGAATTACTAGAACCATTTGCATCCGAATCTATTTTTACAGAAGCTTTGATTGATTCAACATTTAGAAATGGTATTGGTAAAAATGGTAGAAGAGTTTGGCAAGAAGCAGATGATTCTTTTGTAAAAGTTCAAAAAGGAATATTTCATTTAGCAAAATCACTACAACCAGGTTCTTATCAACAATTAAAAAGAGTAGCTAATACTGCTTTAGGAAAAACGGATCCTAAGTATGGAGAAACATTTGAGTTAGATGATGAAATAAAAGGTTTATTTGGTTTTAGACCCATTCAAAGTAATCCTGAAAAAGGATTAATTTATATGACAACTAGATTTGGTAAAAGATATAAAAATGCAAATAGTTTATTTACTTCTTCTTTATTAAGAGGTGGAAGAATTTCTCCAGAAACATTACTAAATACATATAAATATTCTGAATCAAGAAAACTAGCGGAAATGAAAGAAATGTATCAAAACATAACTGCGGCTAGAGAGTTAGGAGTTCCTGAGTATATTGTTAGAAATAGAATTAAAAGAAAAGGAATTAATAAAGAAATATTTAATGAATTAACTAGAGGTGTTTATACACCTAAAAGACCTAATAAATTTTTTATAGATAGAATAGGTGAGATAACAAGAGATTTAAATAATAAAGAAACAGCAGACATATCTAATCCTTATTTTGAAGCTCTACCCACAATTAATGATATTATTGCAGAAAATAGAAATACAAACGTATTAACTGGTCAATTAAATTTTAACCCTGTAGAAAGTTTTGCTGAAGGAGGTCGTGTTGGAATGCAACAAGGTGGTCCTATTACACAAGAAGATGTTGTAATTCAAATATGGTTGGCTGAACCAGAAGCAGTAAAAAGAATATATAAATATGATTACAACAATTATTATCAAGGCGGTGAGTGGGTTTCTAAACTTAGAAATGAGGAAATGCCAATACAATCTAACACCAATCCTATAGTAAACAGTCAGATAACAGACGCGCCACCTGTGCTAGCAGCGAGCGGCACGAATCAAAACTTAACTAGACCAGTGCAATTAAGGGACGTATTTGATGACACAACAAGTATTGTTTAAAGGATATAATTAAGGTAAAAGGCATTATGGGAATAAATAGAATTAGATTAGCAAATGGCTCACCATTAGAAATGGCTAAAGCTCAACAAACTGCAGCTTCTGATCCAGCATTAGATGCTATTAGACAAAAGTTATTTGGTCAAAACTATATACAAGATATAGGAAAAGGCCAAGGTATAGCACAATATTATTCAAATTTTGGAACACCCTCTTCACTGCAATTTACACAACCTGCTGTTAGCACACCCGTTGTAGATACTAGTGCACCGGTTGTAGATACAGGAGGTGGCGGCGGGGGACAAGCGATTACACCTACAACTTCAATAACCGATGGAACAAATATAAACACACCAGAAGATCAAAGATTAATAGATGCAGGTATTGGAGTGCAACTATCTCCTGGTCAACCTGTTGTAGCACCAGGTGAGATACCTTATACACAAGATGTGTTTGATGAATTTAACAGAAGACCAGTTAATACAGATTTTAGAAATCAACAATTAGTAAATCAAGGTATTGGAGTTAGAGTTGAAGATAAAGGCCCTGTTTTTGCACCAGGTGAGGCACCAGTCACGCAGGCAGAGATGGACGAATTTAATCAAGAACAACAAGGTACAATTCAAAACATTATAGGTAAAGCAGGTCAAACTGTTAGTGGAGCACTAACACAATTAGGTAAGATACCAGGAGCTGTTGTAGATGCAGCAAATCAAACTGTAGATGTATTTGGTAAAAAATTAAATGTAGGAAAAACTTTAGCAGGGCTAGCAATAAATAAAATAGCAGGCGTTCCTGCAACTTTAGTATTTGATTTATTAAAAGATGTAATACCAGAAAGAGATCCAAGACAAAATGAATTAGATAGATTTTATGATGTTAAAGACGGTACAATACAAAGTGGTTTAATGAAAGGTTATAATCCTGTGTCTGGTGGTGGTTTATATACATTATCAGGTGGTGCAAAAGGTAAGCCTCCAACTTACGGATTACAAGAAGCGTATGATGATAGAATTGGTAATATTACTAAAACGTTAATGAATCCAGATAGCTATGGTTTGACAAAAGCAGAAATAGATCAAATAAAAGCAGGTAATATTACTGATGCTATTAAAGCAAAAGCAATTAATCCTGCCATGTCTAAAACGTATGGAAAACCAACAGTAACTAATTTAGTGCAAGATTTAACTGATTTAGTAAATTTAAAAGCTAGAGAGAAAGATGTTCTTGATGCTGCAATAACAGGTGCACCACAAGAAAATATTGGAGCAACAGATTCTATTTATTCAGCGCCTGACACATTAGTAGGTCCAAACATAGATGAAGAAGCAGGTAGATTTGGCGATGAAGCAGATACACCGAGCGTATCTTCTGTAAATGAAGCAGAGGCTAGAGAAGCTTTTAGAATAGCTCAACAAAGAGAAGCAGATCAAGCGTTTAGAAATCGAGCAGCTGATCAAATCGATGAGTTTGGCACTGCGCCAGGGACAGAGACTGTTTTAGGTAAACCTGGTATTGGTTTATTTGATGATGCAGAAACAGGCATAGAATTAGATACAACTGATCCTAGTAATAGACAAACTATAATAGATAGAGCTAAAAGTGCTGGAGTTGGAAATGTAGAACAACACATAACTAATAATTCTAAATTAGCAAGAGCTAGAGATGAAGGTTTAATTTCAGGTGAAGATTATAACATACTTGGCGGATACGATGTTACTCAAAATTTAACAGCAGGAAATACATTTGCAGGAGGAGCTTTGAACATGTTTGGTTCTCCCGTTTATAATGTAGGTCAAGGATTGTTTGACATGACAGGAGAAACGGAGCAAATCGCAAATTATAATGAAGATGGAACTATAAGTTACACAGCCACTCCAACATCTAAACAAAGATTAGAGGACATCCCAGGAACAGTTGCTAGAAATACAATAGGGGGTGCTGGTTTAATTAGTCAAGATAAAAAAAATATTCACAACGCAATTATTAATGGTGATCCTTATACTGATGAAGGTGTAGCCGCTATTAAAAATCAAATAGAAATGAGCAGATATCAAGATCCAATTATGGGCATGGTTAACCAAAATATTTTAGCTGACGATACGATAAACAGAATGACAGACGATGTAGATTTAGATCTTTTTAATACTACACCACAAGATATACCAACATCAACTTTTAATGCAGATACTTTTGACGATGATGTTAGTTTTGATATTTTTAATGACTTTGATGACTTTGATGACGGAACTATGACTGGTTTTGCTGCTGATAGTATGGATGATGTTTTAGGACCAATGCCAGCGCCACCTACACCAAGCGTACCTGACTTTATAAGTGGCAGTGCTAGAGACGATAAACCAACTGGTCCACCTTCAACTGGTTTTAAAGCTCCAACTAAACAAGGTCAAAGTCCAAGAGGTAGCACAACTGGAGGCGGCGGTGGCGGAAGAGATTCTTGTTTCTTACCTGATACATTAGTTACAATGGCTGATGGTAGCACTAAAAAAATTATTGACGTAGATATTGGAGATGAAGTTGCAGAAGGTGGCAAAGTATTTGCAACAGGTAAGTTTTTAAATAATGAATTATATGATTATAAAGGGGTTAAAGTTTCAGGAAGCCACATGGTTAACGAAGACGGTGTTTGGATGAGAATAAGAGATACTAAACATGGTAAACCATTGGGTGATGATGAACACACTGTATATGTATTTGGATCAGAAAATAGAAGAATTTTAATTAACAACATTTTATTTACGGATTACTTTGAAACCAAAGAGCAAGAAAAATTAATTGATAATGAAAAAGATTTTTTTAATAATTGGAAAACTTACGGAAATAAAATTGATCAAGACAATATCAATATATTAAATGCAAGTTAGAAAATGGAACGTTAAAAAAGACTATCCATCTATTTTAAAATGGTGTCAACAAAGGAATTGGGACTCACCCATACCTAAAGAAACACTTCCTATTGTGGGTGTGATGGTGACTGATGAAGAAGATATATGTGCTGCAGGTTTATTTATAGACAAAACATCTAAACTTGGTTTTATGTGGGGTATATTTTCTAATCCAAAAACAGGTAAAATAAAACTTTTTAAAGCTATGAAAATGTGTGTTGAAGAAATAAAAAAACAAGCAACAAAAAATAAGTTATCTTTTGTATATACTATTACTGGAGAAAACGCTTTGCATAAACTTTATGGTAAACATATGAGTATGCATTTGTGTGAAAATAATATAAACTCGTACATTATGAATTTAAAAAACAATAAAAACCTAGACTGGATATCATAAAATGCCAAGAGATAGCGCATTACAAAAAATAGAATCACACGAAAAACTGTGTCGTATCATGCAAAAACAAACTTATGATAGAATGAATCAACTACAAAATCATATAACTAGAATTGAAAGAATACTTTTAGTTTCTATGGGTGCGGTTATGACTGGTATGGGTGGTGTTATTGTAGTTCTATTACAAAAATTGTAGCGCCTATACATATATCCTATAATTTCTTATACTGTGGTGGTTGTTGGTTTAACGACAATGAAAAAAATATAGAGATTCGGAACACCGAACCAACTACGCCCGTTAAAGCAGGACACCACCACATTGCCCCAGGAATTCACCTCCGATCCCTATTCATAAAATTTTAAATCCAATCCTTAAGTTCTTCACCCATAACTTTAGATGCAATATTAATTTTGTTACGCAAAGCTTTTACAATTCTTTCATCTACAGTTTTTTCACAAATAATATCTATGTAAGTCATAGGATATTTTTGACCAATACGATCTATTCTAGCTTCACTTTGTGTTCTAAATTCTAGATTATAACCATTAGAATAATAAATCATATTACTAGCTGCAGTTAATGTAAT